AGTCAAAGTTTAATGAGGCAGGCATTATTGATGCTGTTAAAAAATTTTTAAAAACAAGAAATACACCTACAGTATCTAAAGCAACATTACATATTTCTAAGCCCACAGATCAACATTTGTTTCATAGCTTTGAAGACTGTAAAACAAAACCTGTAACAACCAATTTACACATTGATCCTAAAGAAGGTTTGGTGAAAGCTTTACTATATTTGGATCCTGTAACAGATGACAATGGTCCTATCTGGTTTGTCAAAGGCTCTCACAGATGGCAGTACGATCCTGTTGAAACTTTATTTGCAAGGGGGATAGCCACAGGGTGTTATTTTCATAGCCCTTTAGCAAGACGTTCTGTGTTTAGGCTGCCAGCTTTTTTAAGGAAAAGTTTTGGCTTTGGGCGTTGTCTTGAAGACGGGTCTGAACAACAAAAATTATTGTTAGATAAAGCAGTGAGGATCACCAGTGATATAGGAAATTTAGTTTTATTTGATGCAGGCAACGTAATGCACACAGGTGGGTGGGTAAAAAAACATCAAAGAATTAATTTACAAATACAAATAAGAGCATGATAGAAGATACTAATTTTGGTGGACATTGGAACCGAGGACATATTAATGGTGCTTTGTTAAAATATTTTAAAGACAAAAAGCAGTGTAAAACTTTTTTAGATATTGGCTGTGGGAACGGCCTTAATGTAGCGTTTGCGAATGAGGTAATGGAATATGATGCATATGGTATTGAAGGAGATCCCTCCGCTCATATTAATCCAATTACAAAAAATTTATTCAAACATGACTTTGAAAATGATGGAAAGTTTAAGCAAGAACTTCCTAACATTGATTTAGGTTGGTGCGTTTCAGTTAGTGAACACATTGAGGAAAAAAATGTTTATGATTTTGTAGACGTATTTCAAAAATGTAATTGGGTGGTGTTTACTTGGTGCCCACCTGGTTATCCAGGATATCATCATGTCAATTGTCAGAAAGCACCATATTGGATTGACAAGTTTAGAGAAATTAATTTTACTTTTGATTATAAATTAACAAACAGATTACTTTACCATTTCTCAAAACTAGTAATGATCAAAACACCTTATTGGCGTGATAATAAATTAAACAGCAAAAAAGTTCCAAAAGCTTATCTAAGAAAATGGGGAATGATATTTAAAAATGATTCAATTACCTAAACACGTTCTACAAAGAAGAGTATTCACTGAAAAAAGTTATAAAAAAGTAACCAACGGTAGTCTTACTGCTTTGGAAAATATGAACCTGTTATCCTTAAATGAAGAAAGTATTGATGTTGGAGCCGCAGCAGGAATCATGTCAACTTTTTTTGCAAAAAAAACTAAACATGTGCATGCTTATGAACCTTCCCCTAGCTATGCAGAAACAGAAAAATTGAAAGATAAATTTGCCAATGTGTCTACTTACAATTTGGCAGTTAGTAATTTTAAAGGGAAAGATACCTTTTATATTGATGATCGTAGATTATCACAAAACGGATTTTTAAATCCTGGATGGGGAAAACCCGTTGAAGTAGATGTAATTAAATTAGATGAACAAAATCATACTGACATTGGGCTCATCAAAATTGACACTGAAGGGACAGAATTAGATGTAATAAAAGGTGCTGACAGTTTGATTAAAACTTATAAGCCAACCTTAATGGTAGAGATATGGGATCAGAACACTCCAGACCCTGGCGTTTATTTTGAACATCTAAATTCGTTAGGATATGAAATGTATTGGTATTGGACTGTGAAAAAGAAAATTATGCATTGTGCCACTGTTGATGATTGCGTGAGAGATGTCACAAACAAAGACTATCCTTCAGATGCAGATTTTTTATTTGTGCATGAAACAAAATCAGCGGATGACTTTACAAGTCGCTTGATACGCCCAGTTACGATTTAAAGGCACAACTTCTCGATCAAATTTATCCAACCAATCGATTAAAGCTTTGAACTCTTGTTGTTGCCATTTACTCATCTTGCCAGATAATCTAAAATTACAAAATTCGTCAAATGCAATTATGGTTCCAGAAACTATCTGATCATTTAAGGCTGTTAAAACTTCAAAGGTTGAAGAATAGATATCAGCATCCATATGTAAAAAACTAATTGGTCCTTCGTTTTCATTTATCCAAATTGGTAAAGTATCTTTGAACCAACCCTTATGTAGTTTGATGTGTGCAGGAACCTTTGGTGGATCACAAGCCATACTAGATACAATACCTTGTCCATGATCCCAGTCTTCTGGTAGACCCTCCCAGGAATCAAATGCATGTATTATTTGTGTAGGGTATTCTTCAATTAGCCATTGTAAACTTCTGCCTTCACGAACTCCAAATTCACACCAATGTCCTTTCAATGGTAAATTTTTAGTTGATTGTATCAAATGTTTTTTTATACTGTCTTCGTAGTTGGCCTTAGTTTCTAATCCTACATAAATTGGATCTAGGTCTATCCATTCAGCTAGAAGTTTTTTTCCAATGCCATCTATGTTGTTTAGTAATGTCTGTAATTGTGTTTTGGTTTTTACAGTCTTAATTGGTTTTGACATACGACTATTTAAATATATTTTTCTAGTCGAAATCCTTTTGAGTCATAGCATTCAATATAATCTGAATTATTAGAATGTTTTATTGTACCTTGTCCATACACGACATCATGATCACTGTATGAAAAAGGTTTTTTGATTGTTACATCTATGTATTGTCCGTTGCCTATACCTAGTGTAAGAAAAGTTACATATCTTCCTTTATCGCCTCGGAACACTCTCCCGTTAGCAACAAGTCCTGCAAATTCTACTTTGTCCATATACAATTCTTTTACATACATACCTGGCATAAATTCTTGCGAGCTCCACCAACCATATTTGCGATATTGGAACTGCGGTGTGTCCCAATGATCTGATTTACTTGGTGTTATAACTTCAATACCCACACGTTTAGCCTCAGTTCGATATACCCAACGTCTGTATGAACCTTGACAATGTTTTAAACAAGCTCTCCAAAATTTTTCTGGATTATGAGCTTTTTGATATGCCAAAGCCCAAATTAGTCTACCCAAATTTACAGCATGAGCTCGACACAATCCAAAACCTGATAGCGATTGTAACATTTTTATAATTTCGTCTTTGCGTGGATGATTACCTAGTCTTGATATAAACTCCATACACTTTTCTTCATTCTTTTTAGCAAACGCTCTACGATACATATCTGCTTCATACTTGTCTATGTTGAGTACTTCAGATATTCTATCGATAGCATCGTCCTCGTACACAATTGTGTCACTCATACGTTCCTGTGACCAGTCATGAAACATGGTTGCTTTTTTACGTCCAGATATCGCCACCGGCCTAATCAATGCAGTAGCAAACACACAGTCCTTTCTACTTTTTGGTTGTATCGCTCTGAATAATCTTCTCATGGCTGGTGATTCTGCTTGGGTCACTCCCAACACGTCTCCTCTGCACAACAGGTCCGAGGTAGCAGAGTCCTCTTCTGGGTATTCTGTTAATCTCATTGTTGGATCTATCTCTATGAGTTGTGACAAACCACGATTGGCTAAAATATCCACTTTGAGATGCTCTAGGTCCTCCACTTCGTTTTTGTCCAGCAGTATTTGATTCTCTGCCGTGAATAAAGATTTTGGTAATTGCCTTTGAAACATTAATATTCCTCCACAGTGTTTTGATATGCATCGTTTCTTGCCTTTCAATTTATTTTCTATTCTCTTTGCTTCTGTTGGATCAACACCAACTGATTCATATGTAAACCTGCGAGGGAGATTACCTTTAGCACCTAAACGCTTTGCCGCCTCACGTCTTGCCGACTTATCTTGATAGAGCACGTAATTAGATATTCTAGCAGACTTTCCGGGCCAACGATCAAATATTCTCTGCATCACTTCTGCCTGACGATAATGGGGGAAATCTATATCGACATCAGGTAGGTCATCTCTGTTTGGATTCAGGAATCGTGCTACGGGTATTCCCCACTGCACAGGATCTACATCTGTTATGCCAAGTAAGTAGCAGACAAGTGACGAGCCAGCCGAACCACGAGTCATATGAGGTATGTCTCTGGTTATTGCCAGTATGTCACATATTTGAATGAAGTAGTCTACGAAACGTAGTTGAAGGATGAGTTGAGTTTCCTCGGCGAGCCTTTGCGTGTATTCTTCTGTGCCTGGACATTGCCTAATAAATCTATCGTACAGCCTTGTTATGTCGTTTAGTTCTTTGTCTTTTTTCATTGCCTATGTTTTGCCTGTATTGCCTTGAGCAATTTTATTTATCTACGTATATTATTATGCGTTTAGATTTTGGCGAAGTTTACTTTTTGGAATTGTTATATCTCTACGATCACAAGCGGCCTTTATAACACAAGGATCACACTCAGGCGATCTTGATTTACAAACTTTTTTAGCATGTGTAATCAACCACATATGTGCGCCATACTTGTATTTGTCAGGAGTGCTGGTGTTAACAGTTATAGATGCTTTTCCTTCATCTAAACTGTCTGCCCATCCTAATCTCCATAACATTCTAAAGACATGTGTATCAACTGCTATGTGCGGTTGACCAAATACAAAACGCATTACAATATCAGAACTTTTACGGCCAACACCAGGAAGACTCATAAGTTCTTTTTGTGTTTGTGGTACTTTCCCGTTAAATTTTTCTAATAACATTTTGCTTGTTGCTAAAATATTTTTACTTTTAGCATTGTGTAGTCCAGCTGGTTTGATAGCTTTGATAACTTCGTCTTGTGTTAGTTTGATCATCTCTTCAGGAGTATCTGCTAATGCAAATAATTGTTTACAAGCAATTGCAGTTCTGTTATCTTGTGATTGTGCAGATAACATTACACCTATTAAACTTGTGTATGCTCTACTGTAAATTTTTGCTTTAGGTTTTTTATTTGAATAATTTGGGTAACGAGCACTAAGTTTCTCGTAAATGTATTCTATATCGTTACTGTTCTTCATCTGAGTGCAATTCATTAAGTAGTTGTCTCAGCTTGCCCCCTTCAACAGTTGCTTTTACTTTGCCTATTTCATCACCTTTAGTTGGATCCGGGACTTTAGGTTGTGCATCTGTTTTATCAACACTTACTTTTGATTTTTGTTTTAAAGAATCATATATTGTACTACGCTGTTTGTCAAACTGTTTATATTCTGGATCGTCAGCAAGATCACGTATTCTTAAACTATCGACATCAAATTCTAAATCCACTTTTTGTCCCACACCACTAGAACTTCTAGTTTTCATAAATTGTATTTGATATCTACCTCTTTCTTTCATTGCTCTTGATGTAAAAATACCAATTACATTGTCTGCTGTTTGTATCTTAGACAACCCGCCTGCTATATGCGAGTGATCAAACTCTATTTCTTCAACACTTGCTCTATTCAACTGTGATGCTGTAGCCAACAACATTTGAGATTCTACAGCAAAGTTTCTTAGTTCTTCTGACACATACTTGTCTTTAATAAACAAATCAGCCGGACTAATACGTTTGCTTTTAGGCATCATAAGATCCAAATAGTCAATAAGGATACAGTCAATTTTCTTCTTAGTTTTAAGTTCTAGTTCTTTGATATATGTCCTAACATCAAGTATAGTACTGCCACTTGGCAAATATTTTATGTGTAGCTGTCCTGATTTCTTAGCTAACATCTTTACTTTCATTTCAACATTATCTATTTCTGGAAATACTTTTTTAGTAGGAATATTAGTCATCATTGCATCTAATCTCATAGCTGTCAGTTCTTCGCTTAATTCAAAAGAGATATACACAGTATTCAAACCAGCAGTTGACCAATTCACTGCAAGATTCTGTAAGAACAAACTTTTACCTGCGCCTGATCCACCTGCAAAAATGTTTAGTTCGCCTCGGTTAAATCCACCGAACAGTTTCTTATCGAGATTTGGCCAACCTGTGCTGACTTGTCCATTGGAGTTCTTAAGTTTCTCCAATCTACCTTTTGGATCTTCAAAGTAGTCTGTACCAAGATCTTTTGTCAGTCCAACACTTACTGCATCTTTAACCATGTCCTCCACTGGAGCATAGTCGCCTTTTTCTAGCAAGTCGGCCGACTGTAATATTGCACGTTCTAGTGCTTTGTGTCTTGAAAACGTTTCAAATTCATCTAGTAACCAATTGAAATGGCTTGGATCTAGATCTTTAGCAGTTTTAAATTTTATATCATGTTTAGCGTTTACTTGATCTACATCAGGCATTACTTTGTATTCTTCCATGTAGTCTTTTATAAATTTTGCAATTGGTTGCAATTTACGATCAAAACTATTTGGATTGAATATATTTTGGGCTCTCGCAAACGATTCAGCGTCTGCTAATAGCATTTCTAAATATAACTTTTGTACATCAAAACTATAATCAGCCATACATCTTTCTTTTTAAATTAATCTTTAGTTTACTTGTTTCTGTGCTTTGTAATATTGATTGCATTGTAAATAATCTTCCATATTTTAACACGGCATCAGCCACATCTTCAACCGAATCATGCCATTCTGGAAATGCAACACTCCAGCCAAACTCGATTGCTTGATTCACCAATTTTTCTCCTGGTCTATCCCGATCCGGCACTACAATAATTTGTCTATTCAACCCTTCAATTAATTCTCGCTGTACATCATTTATCTCCGAACCGAGTATGCTTACACCAGAAATGGTAATTGCATCAAATGGACCTTCAGTGACAATGACAAACTTCCTTGTCCAATCTTGTGCATCCATGTTGAATACGTAACCTGGTTGTACATCTGTAAAGTATTTTACCTTATCAGACTTTTCAAACATTCTGCCTGTGCATCCTACAATATCACCTCTCCAATAAAATGGAATCAAAACTCGCTTGTTTGTGTCCCAGTACGTGCTGTCACTGTACATAAAGTTC